GGACGGGGAGGGCATCTCCGACTTCAAGGACTGGACGCGCTCGCGGCTGGTGCAGCAGGGCGTGATCAAGCCGACCGAGCAGGAAAAGGAGCAGATGGCGCAAGCCGCTGCCCAGCAGGGTCAGCAGCCCGATCCGCAGGCGATGGTTCTTCAGGCCCAGGTGCAGAAGGAACAGGCCCAGACCGAGAAGGCCAAGGCCCAGACCGAGCAGACCAAGGCCGCGACGGTCAAGTATCTGACCGAGGCCCGCGCCACGCACCAGGACGCCGAGCACCAGCGCGCGCAAGCCGCCTCGGACGCGGCCAAGAGCGGGTTGGAGGCTGCGCAGAAGGACCAACAGCACCGCGTGTCGATGCTGGAGAAGGTCGGCAAGTTCTTCGCCACCATGAGCGCCAAGGCCGGGCAATGATGGACGAAGACTTCCCCGTGATCCTCGGTTTCGGCTCATGCCACGAGATGAACGAGGCCGACCCGCGCAATCCGCGCCTGTCTGGCCTCAAGAGCGTGAGCTATGCGGGCGCGTGCGCGCTTCGTAGGGCAGACCCTCAGCGCGCCCCGCTGGGCTTCCACCGCCCCGCGCGCCGGACGCGATAATTCCCGTTTGACCCGGTTCGTTCGCGCCCTGACGCCTTGGCCATCGGTATCCGGCCTACCGCCAAAGGCTGAGCGAGACGGGGCACTACATGGCAGACGCCATCGAAGCTGAAGACCTGGAACACGACATCCCCGCCGGGGACATCGAGACCCAGGAGGACCAACCCGAAGCCGAACCGCCTGAGGGCGATGAGGCCGAAGACGAGGTCCTCGTCAGTTTCGAGGGAGATGAGGAGTCGCCGCCCTCAGGCGAGGCGCAGGATTCGAGCGTCATCCGCCGGCTCCGCGAAGAGAACCGCAAGAAGGACGCCGAACTGAAGGCCCTCAGGGCTCAGGTTCAGCCGCAGCCGCAAGCCATCGAGGTCGGCCCCAAGCCCACCCTCCAGGACTGCGACTACGACGAAGAGCGTTACGACGAAGCGCTTCTGACGTGGAACCAGCAGAAGGCCAAGGCCGAACAGGCCGACGCCGATGCGCGGAAGGCTCGCGAGGCCCAGCAGGAAGCCTGGAACCGTCAACTGGCTGATGTGGAGTCCGAACGGACGAAGCTGGGCGCCAGGGACTACGACCAGGCGGCGGAAACGGTCCAATCGGACCTGTCCGACCTGCATCAGGCCTTGATCGTCCGCGCCGCATCGACGCCCGCAGCCGCCGCCCGGATGATCTACGCCCTCGGCAAACATCCGGAAAAGCGCGCGGAACTCGCCAAGATCGAAGACCCCGTCAAGGCCATCGCCTGGCTTGTGTCCACCGAAGGGAAACTGACCGTGACCACGCAACGCAAGGCGCCCGCACCGGAACAGATCGTCAGGGGTTCGGCCCCGCTTTCTCCGGGTCGGGACAAGCAGCTTGAGCGGCTGGAAGCCGAGGCTGAGCGCACGGGCGACCGCACTAAGGTCGTCCAATACAAGCGCCAGCAGCGGGAGAAGGCCAGGTCCTAAACCAGACAGCAGCGTCGCGATGACGCCGCCCGTCCCAGAGCCCCAAGGGGCCAGAAGGAATTACCGCCGTGGCCAACGGATTCACCAAGGAAGAGACCGTCGCCTTCGACCAGCTGCTCGAAGGCTTCAATGACGCCGTCGTCGCGACCAAGATGGCGAAGGTCTACAAGACCAACCAGGAGACCATGGAGCGCGGCGGCGACGTCATCTGGCGCCCGCAGCCCTACATCATGACCTCCTATTCGGGCGGCGGCGACATGTCGTCCAACTTCAAGGACGTCACCCAGCTTTCGGTCCCGGCGTCGATCGACACCCAGCAGACCGCGCCCTGGACCCTGACCGCCAAGCAGCTTCGCGACGCGCTGCAAGAGGGGCGCCTGGGCGACGGCGCCAAGCAGAAGCTGGCCTCCGACATCAACGTCACGCTGATGAACACCGCCGCCGCCTACGGCTCCATCGTGCTCAAGCGCACGGTGGCCGCGACCGGCTTCGATGACATCTCCCTGGCCGATGCGACCATGAACGAACTCGGCATCCAGGAAGACGGCCGCGTGTTCGGTCTCAGCCCGCGCGACTACAACCTGATGGCCGGCAACCTCGCCAGCCGCTCGCTGTACCCGAACAACAAGTCCACCGTGGCCTACGAGCGGGCCTATATCGGCGAGGTCTCGGGCTTCCAGACCTACAAGATGAACTACGCCAAGCGTCTGGCGGCCAAGACCGCAGTCACCGTGACCATCAACGGGGCCAACCAGTACTACACCCCGGCGGCGACCACGGCGTCCAGCAACGGCCTGGCGCGCATCAACGTCGACAATCGCTTCCAGACCATCACGGTCGCGGTGACGTCCGGGACCATCGCGGTCGGCGACGCCTTCACCATCGCGGGCGTCAACTCGGTGCACCACATCACCAAGCAGGACACCGGGCAGCTCAAGACCTTCCGCGTGACGGCCATCGTGACCGGCGCCGGCGGTTCCGGCACCATCACCATCACCCCGCCGATCATTTCCAATGGCGGTTCGACCAACGCCGAGGCGCAGTACCAGAACGTCACCGCCACCCCGGCGGACGGCGCCGCGATCACCTTCCTCAACACGGTGGCTGCTTCGCAGAACGTGTTCTGGGCCGGCGACGTGATGGAGATCCTGCCCGGCCGCCTGATGCCCGCCACCGACTCCGGTCTGGCGGTCGTGCGCGGTACCACGGACGACGGGATCGAACTGGTGATGACCCGCCAGGGCAGCATCAACGACCTGTCCACCAAGTACCGCCTGGACGCCCTGTGGGGCACGGTCTGCACGAACCCGGAAATGGCCGGGATCGAGCTGTTCTCTCAGACCTGACGACACTCGCGACTGAGGGCGGGGCTTCGGTCCCGCCCGTCCTTCCACCTCAAGGAGAAGCCGAGTGGACCCCTTCGCATTTCAGCCCACGGACGGTTCTACAGTCAAGATCGCCGCGACCGTCTCCAGCGGGCGTCACATCCTCGGCGGCCAGCCGGACACGTCGGACAACCAGCGCTTCCAAGTCCGCGTCACCAACGACGGGACCACGGTCGCCTACATCAAGTTCGGCGACTCCACGGTGGCCGCCACGGCAGCGGACATCCCGCTCATGCCGGGGTCAACGAGCGTCTTCAGCCTGTCGGTCCCCTATGGCGTGACCACGGGGCTCTATGCCGCCGCGATCATGGCCAGCGGCACCGCGAACGTCTGCTTCACGACCGGGGTGGGCATCTCATGAGCGTGATGCTCTACCGCCCCGCCGACGAGCCCAACCCCGCCGCCTGGAACCTGCCGCTGGAACATGCGGTGTTCGAGGATGACGCCGTTGACGCGGCCCTGGCCGAAGGCTGGGTCCGCCATCCCGACGACATCGGCGCCGAGAAACCCGACGCCCCGCAGGCCGCCCCCAAGCGCAAGGGCCGTCCGCCCAAGGAGGCGTAGGTGGATTACCTCGTCCCCAAGCCGCCCTCTGACACCGTCGCCTACTTCATCGACTGGAGCAAGCAGCTCGTCGCCGGGGACGTGATCGAGACCTTCACCCTGACGGTCTCCTCCGGAACCGTTGTGATCGCGCCTGACCCGCTCAATTACGGCGTCTTCCTGCGCTGCGTCATCTCCGGCGGCGCGGATGGCGAAATCGCGACCCTGGACTGCACGGTCAACACCGCCGGGTTGCAGGCGCTCACCCGGCAAATCCAGTTGGCCGTGCTGGATACCGCCGTCGCCATCACGCCGTCCACCTCGACCAAGCGCGACCTCATCAACATGGCCTATCAGGCGATGGGCCTGGCCGACTACGAGTTCAACACGACGGCCGAGGAATACGCCGCCGCCCTGCTGTCCCTGGACACCTTGCAGGCGCAGTGGCGCACCAACAACCTCGATCTCGGCTATAACGCCCCGCCCGTGGTCGGGCAGAGCGACCTTTCCGACGAAAGCGGCATCGCCGACGACGCGGTTGACGCCGTGGCGCTCGCCTTGGCCATGCGGGTCGCGCCCTATGCGGGCAAGACCATGAGCGCGGAGGCCAGGGTCGCCTACGGCCATGCCATGAACGCCCTGCGCGCCCGCTACAGCGTCATCCCGAACCGCGCCTTGAGCAGCGGCACGCCCCGAGGGGCCGGACAGAAGCCCTATGGCGTCTGGTGGCCCTACGGCTTTTCGGGGGTCTCCGATCCGGCGAGTTGCCGATGAAAATTCCTTTGCTCCAGGGCGCATACGCCGATAGCGCGGCGGCGTTCAGGACCTCCTACCCGGTCAACTTCGAACCGACCCTGGTCGATAGCGGCCTGTCCAAGGGCTACCTCACCAACGCCCCCGGCGTGGCCCTGGTCGGGACTGGACCGGGACCGGACCGAGGGGCGATCAACTGGAACGGCGTCTGTTACCGCGTTATGGGCTCCAAGCTGGTCATGGCGAGCCCTAACGGAACCGTGGCGACGCTCGGCGATGTCGGCGACAACGGCCTTCCGGTTACCCTGGACTATTCCTTCGACCGGCTGGTGATATGGTCGGACCGCAAGCAGTTCTATTACAACGCGGCGGAAGGCGTCACCCAGGTCACCGACCCGGACTTGGGCCTGCCGATCTCCGGCCTGTGGATCGACAGCTATTTCCTGTCCACGGACGGCGAAAACCTCGTTGTGACCGAACTGAACGACCCCTATTCGGTCGATCCGCTCAAATACGGTTCCTCGGATGCCGATCCGGACCCCATCGTCGGCGTGTGCAAGGTCCGGGGCGAACTCTACGCCCTGAACCGCTACACGATCCAGAATTTCCAGGACCTCGGGACCACGGGCTTTCCGTTCAGCAACAACCCCGGCGGCCTGATCCCGCGCGGCGTGGTCGGAACCCAGGCCTGGACCTACTTCTTGGAGCAGTTCGCCTTCGTCGGTTCCGGCCGTAATGAGCAGTTGAGCGTCTATATCGCCGGGGCCGGGCAGTCGATCAACATCTCCACCTCGGAAATTGACGAGTTCCTGGCGGAAGTGAGCGTCGATGAGCAGGCGCTGATCGAGTGCGAATCCCGCGTGGAGAAGGGCGAGCAAAGGCTCTACATCCACCTGCCGACGCGCTCCCTGGTCTACATGCGCGCCGCCTCGGAGGCCAACCAGGCGCCGGTGTGGCACGTGCTGGAGGACGGCGCCGGGCTTGGACAGGCCTACGGCCCGCGCCACATGGCGCTATGCGATGACAAATGGATGGTTGGTGACAGCGGGGGGAGGCTGGGCGTCCTGGACGCGTCGGTGGCGACCCGGTTCGGCGACACGGTCGGCTGGAGGTTCGAGACCACGCTGCTTTACAACCAGGGCCTTGGGGCCATCGTCAAGATGCTGGAGTTGGCGGGGCTTCCGGGCCGAGCGCCGTTCGGCGTGGACCCGACCGTGGCTTTTTCCTACACCCTGGACGGCCAGACCTGGAGCCAGGAGCGCTTCATTTCAATGGGCGCGTTCGGCGAGCGCCAGAAACGCGTCCAGTGGCGGCCCAAGGTGCGGATGCGCAACTACATGGGCCTGCGCTTCCGCTCGGCCAACGTGGCTATGGCCTCATGGGCGGCGCTTCAGGCCGATGTCGAGCCGCTGAGCGTCTGACATGGTGCAGATGCTCCCGGTCCTGAGCCGCGCCGACCTGGCCAAGACGTTCAAGGACCCCCGCACCCTCCTGGCGTTCGATGCCTTCCAGCGTCAGCTTGCGACCGCTCTCCCGGCGGACATCTCCGGGCTTCAGAGCCTCAACTTCGTCCTGACGCAGCCAGACCTCGTCAACGCGCCTAACGGCCATGTGGTCACGGCGGGAACCGGCATATCCATTTCCGCCAGCGTCGGGACCGTGACCTATAGCGTCATCTCCGCGCCGAAATGGACGAGCCCGCGCACGCTCAGCTTCACCGGCGACGCCGCCGGAACCCTGGCGTCGGTGGACGGTTCGGCCAATGTCGCCGGGACCCTGACCCTGTCGATCGTCAATACCGCGCCTGGGACCTACGCCCTGGCCAGCCTGACGGTGGACAATAAGGGCCGTGTGACCGCCGCCAGCGCGGCATCGACCACGGGGACCGGAAGCGTCGTCCTGGCCGCGTCCCCGACCATCACCACCCCCGCCATCGTCGGCGTTACGAGCGGAGCGAACGCGGCGGCCGGGGATGTCGGGGAGTATACCTCTTCGTCCGTCTCCGCCGTCGCGATCACGTCGAATGTCGCGACCAACATCACCTCCCTTTCGCTCGGCGCGGGGATTTGGCGGTTGAACGGCTATCTTGAACCTGCCGTGAGCGCCGGCGCGACGGTCAGCCTGATCATTCTCAGCATCAGCACGGGGTCGGCGGCCATCCAGGGCTCTCCTGGGCGAGCGGTCAGCCAGGTGGCGTTGCCTGTGGGGTGTACGATGTCCCTGGATGCGGAGCGCCGCGTCAACCTTTCGGCCCCGGCCACGCTCTATCTGGTCGGGGCCGCTGCCTATAGCGGGGGCGCCGTGACGATGAACGGATTCTTGGGCGCCACCCGGATCTTATGACGCTTCAGCCGCGTTGACCCGGTTCGTTCGGCCCCCGACCACGGGGCATGAGCGCGCCGTTCTGGATCACTGGCCTCCCGCGAAGCCGCACGGCCTGGTTCGCCGTGGCGATGCGCGGCCCCCGCTCGCATTGCTTCCACGAACTGACCGGCGATACGGCCTCGTTCGAGCACATGGCGGCGCTGTGGCTGTGCGGAGAACCCGGACAGGCGCGCGGCAATTCGGATTCCGCCTGCGGGCTGCATGCCCGGCGCATCCTCGAAACCCTTCGGCCGCGCACGCTGATCATTGAGCGGCCGGTTGGTGAGGTGGTCGCGTCGCTGTCGCGCCTGTTCGAGCGGGACATGAGAGCCATCGCGCCGATGCTTGAGCGCCTTGAGCACAGCTTGAGCCTTGGCCATCCGCTGATCAAGCGCGCCCGCTTCGCCGACCTCGACGAGGACCGTGACGCCGTGATCGAGGCGGCGGAATGGCTTGTGCCGGGCCACGGCGAGCGCGCCGCCGCCCTGATGGATCTGAATATCCAGGTCACGGCGTCCCGCGCCCGGCAACTGACCGGGATGCAGCATAGCCTGTGGCACATGAAAGAGGCCGCCTGATGCCGCTTTTCGCAGCCCTGGCCACGGCGGGTTCCGCGCTTGCGGGCGTCGCGGGCAACGCCATCTCCTCGGCCAATACCGCGGGGGCGATCAAGAACGCCACCGCAGCCCAGCAGGACGCCAACAACCAGGCCATCCGCACGGTGCAGGGCAATTCCGCGCTGAACGGCCAACTCTACTCGCCCTACATCAACAGCGGCGACGCGGCGATGTCGCAGCTGGACGACCTGCTAGGGATCGGGACACCCGCCAATGCCGTCCCGCCGCAGGCGACCCAGGCGCCGGACTACGCCGCCTACGTCCGCAACAATCCGGACCTCTTGGCGCAGTACCAGGCGCAAACCGGCTATGCCCGTGGCCGGTCCATGGCTGACTACGGGCAGCAGATGTGGTCGAACTTCGACAATTCCGGCCGCACCTACACTCCCTATGGAGCCTCGGCAGGCGGCTACGACCCGTCCAAGGGCCTGCAATCGCTGGACAGCTACCAGCAGCAGGCCCCGGGCGCGTCGCCCCAGGACGGCGCCCAGAGGCAACAGGCCGCCATCGATCAGTTGAAGGCCTCCCCGCTCTATCAGTCGCTGTTCCACAATGGAGAGCAGACGGTCCTGGCCAATGGCGCGGCCACGGGCGGACTTCGCGGCGGCAATACCGAGCGCTCGCTCTACAACCTCGGCAACGACACCCTGGCCCAGGT